GCTGTTGCAGGGTTTGCAACTGGGCACCATGCCGTCGGCGTGTGTGCCACCGCGTTCTACTTCAACGAGGTGGTCGGCTTCGGTTGCGGGTCGACGTCGGCACCAATGGCAAATTGGGCTGTCGGCAAGCAGGGCTTTACGCGCGGCTTGGTAGGACGGGTCGGAGTATTCACGTTTAGGCATTGGTGCTCCCGCGCGCTTTGCGCTTGGGCTGGCGCGGCGACGTTGTCGCCTTGCCCTCGAGGTGTTGTCGGGCCGTGGTGTCGGATTCGGGTTTGTTGTGCATGTTTGATATCAACCTTAGTTCGCAGGGTGAAAGCCTAGATGTGTAATGCCCACCCCCCGGCTTGCCTCTACCCGGGTCCCTCTTGCACTAACTGACCTCATCGCTTCGACGCCTTGCCGTTCCCTTTCGTGTAGCAGTTCACGGGCGCGTCGATCTACCCCCGTTACCGGGTGTCATCCAACAGCCACGCGACTGGCGTAGGTCTATGGGCGATCTAGTCGCCGTCTTTGTTGACTGACCGCCAATACGCTTTCGCAGCTGCACGGGCGGCCCAACGCAGATATTTCTCAATGTCAGGCTTGTATGCGGGTTCGATCGGTGCGTCACGCACAACGGTCAGCAAACGCAGAATGTGCTCCAGGTCGTCAAGTAGCGGGTTGCTCACGATACCATGCCTTTCAACGTGTCGATCACTTTGTTGGCTTGGGCGATCGTCATCACCTCGTGCGGTGTTTCAATCAGGCCGATCACCCATTCGTCGTACGCCATGCCTTCCATGCCCGCCTTCTTGCCGAGCGCTTTTGCGTAGTTGGCTTGCTTTTCGGTGCGGATCTGTTGCCCGCCCATCGTCGTGATTTCGGTTTGAGCCGAGGACGGGGACGAAGCAAGGTTAGGCGCCCCCGCCCTCGACACTTTTGCCATCTCTTCGCGGGATGGTCTTTTACCGTGGGTTGCATAACCACAGTTCGCTAACGCTCGGCCGATCGCCGACGTTTCACAGTTTTCTACAAACGACGTGCGGTTGACGGGGCTTGAGCCTTTAACTTCCTCGGCGTAGCCAGTCGCGGTGGGTGCCGACTGGGTGGCGTCGAAATAGATTTCGGCTCGGAATATGCAACTGTCGCCGTCGTAGGACATCATCGCAGTCTCAATGCGGGCTTGCGGATGGTCGTGCCAAAAGCGGGCGAGGCGATCCTCGACTGTTTCGTACGCGCTTAGATCGAAGCCCATACCGTCAACCTTTGTGCGTGATCGTGCTGGCCGCCACGGTTGGCGTGGCGTACGTTGCCGGTGTTTACGATGATGCGGCGACGTACAGCTGCATTGAGCCGGCCAGCAAGCCCTTTGGTGACTGGGAAGTGTTGCCCGAGGCGGGCCCACACGTCGTCGGCCGTAAAGACGCCGAGCTGCTTGGCGCAGGCTTCGATGGCGTCGTCGACTTGGCGTTGCTGGAAAGGTGTCCATTTGGCGTCGGCAACTGCCTGGCTAATTTGCATCGCTTGGCCGTACGGGGTGATGTCGGTGCGCTTGGGTACGCGACCGTCACAAACGAAATGGGTGCGGCCTTGGATGTCGGGCCATGAGATCGGGTGATGGCAAACGGTGCAGTTCACAGTTTGCGCTCCAACGCTGTAATCGCTTTCTCTAGCGTCTCGATGTCGTACAGCGGTGCCGGGTCGCACAATGTCATTGCGTTGCGGAGGGTGCGTAGGCGGCGCACGATGTCGCTGTGCGGGTTGAAGATCGTGTCCACGATGTCGCGGATTGCTTGGGCGTGTCGATCGGTTGCGCTGATCGGCTCAAAGTTGTTTGCCATCATCTGTCGTGTCTCCTTGCTCAATGTGTCGTCGGGATCGATGTAGGGATGTTCTAGCACAGGTGTGTCAGGGTTTCGTGGTAGCCCACGGGCCCCACCCGGAGTTGTGCCAAATGGCGAGGGCGCTACGCAGGTTTGTTTCAGCGTTGAACAGGTCGGTGCATTGCTCAATCAGGTCTTGTGCTTGTAGCCAGCCGATCGGCCATTGGCTATTGGGTAGGCACCAAAAGCCGTTTATTTGGGTCAGGCCATACGAGCCGCCCATGGGGTCGGCGACGTTGTGTGCGGTCGGTGCACAGGTGTAGCCACTTTCTCGGGACATGACGACGCGCAGCGTGTCGAGCTCCTCGACGGGCCAGCCGATAGCCTCGGCTACGGCGATCGCGTCGTCGCAGCTGGCCACCGTCGTTGGGATCGTGGTGGTGGTGGTGGGGGCGTCGGCGTAGCCGTTGTCCACCCAGACGGTCGTCGGGGTGGTGCTCAAAGGCTCGGAGAGGCCTCTAGGAGGCCCGTAGAGCGTCGTAAAGCCGAATATGGCTGTTACACAGGCCATAAGTGCGGCAAGCGGGTTTAGGGTCATGTCTTGGTTTCCTTTCGTCGGTGATCCCACCTTAGGGCGGGGTCAGGCGTTAGGCGGGGATGCCCTCAAAGACCTTGAGGAATGCGGCTTTGACGAGGTTTGGGTTGTCAGCCATTTTGGGGGTGATTTCGACGTGCCACCAGTCGCCGCCGGGTGCGCCGTGGACGGTTTCTTTGCTGTAGACCTGCCAGGCCATGCGGTCGCAGCGCCATGCGCGGCCGTAGGGCTGTGGCCAGTAGTCGATAACCATTTGTACGCCAATCTCGTTTGCGTTGGCTACGCAGGCCTCAATGAACACTTTGGAGAGTTGGCGGCCGTTGGGTTTGCCTCGATCGTCGGGCATGTCACGGTAGGACAGGTCGACGGCGCGCCCGGTGGCGTGTACGGACAAGCTGCCAGGTTTTCCTCGCATGTCGCGTTGGCCCCATGAGCCGTTGTTCCACAGGCTGCCGTTGGCGTATTTGATGGCTTGTTTGATCCATTCGTCCATGCCGGGGCGCGGCTTGGGTGCGGCGCCGTCGGCGTTGCCGATGTAGTCGGTGGCGCCTGGGACGCCTGGTTTAGCTTTGGCTATTGCCACGACCGTAGGCCGGGTCTTTCGGGTTGGCCCATCGCATGATGACGGGGATGAGTGCGGCGACCGCGGCTTTGGCAAGGTCTTGCGGGTCGGTGTTGCCGGTCGAATAGACGGCGACGACAGCTGCGATTGCGGATCGGGCGTACGAGGCGAGCATGGCTTTAGTTTGTGCGCTCATGGGTGGTTCTCCGTGTGGTGGTCGATCTTTTGTTCTATTCGCCCAAGTGCTTGATGAACTCGCCCGTGGTCTTGCCGGTTTTCTTTGCCGAGTTTATGAATAAGCGCAACGAGTACAGAGAAACCGCCACCGACCACAGCCACCACAATCGAAGTATCCATCGGCTCATTGGTTAGCCGAACAATGCGGCGATTTCGTCGGCGGTCAAACCGAGTTTTGCTAATGCAGCTGCGCGGGTTGCTTCTTTTGCGTTGATTTCATTGGCAATGTCGTTTTGGACGGTCGGCCATGCGGCATCAAGTTCGGCTTTTGTTGGAGCGTCGCCATCGGATAGCCAAGTCAGGCCGTCATAGGTGTCGCCGTTCAATGTCCATTCTTTGCCGGGGTATTTGCGGGTCAGGATGGTTGCGTAATCGGGGTTCATGCGCTGATCTCCATAACGGTGATGGTGGATGCGGTTCGCGGCCAAGCGGCGTTGTCGGTGTCTGCACCAGTTCGGTTGACATATGTGGTGCCGCTGGATGCTTGCACTTGGATTTTGTACGTGGTTGCGGACGTTGTTGCGGGACTGTCAAGAAACAGGATCGCGTTGGTCTGCATTTGGGTGACGCCGTTGGTTGGGATTGCGTAGAAAGCAGCTGAGGATCGACGACGGCTTCCTGCGGTGTCGCCAATGCAAATTGCCGTTGATCCGCGTACAAGTTGCATGGTCGTGATGACGTCTGCCGTGCCTTGGCCTTGTGCGACCGACGCAAAAACAAGCACCTGGCTACTAGTAGCCGACGGGGTAATCGACACCGACAAGCCTGTCACGTCGGTGTACGTTGACGACGCAACGCTAAATGTGTCGGTTTTTGTCGTTGAGACGACTTGAAGGATGCGGAATGCACCTCGAATGTTGTTCATTTGGGCTGCGGTCAATACCTGACCGGCTGTGAACGATGACGGAAGGGTGGTTGGGGTTGCCATGTTTGATCTCCTTTTAGCCTAGAACATTGTCCGAGTCGAGTACGCCATACGTGGCGTCGTCAAGAGTGAGGTAGTAGAGCTGTGTGGTTGGGGCGGTGTACAACCTGATGCGGTGCCCGGTGTTGAAGTCAAGTAGATGCTCAATGCCTTCAATTGACAGATTTTGGGCCAAACTGCTGGTAGTTGCGCCTGTCTTGAATGTTTTGCTGATTGCGATGGTGTCGCCTATTTCTAACGTGGCTACGGTGTCACGTTGGGCGGCGGTAAGCATGGCGAATGAACTGCTGACGTCGGTGTATCGCGCCGATGGGTATGGTTCCAGCAGGTAGGTGGCGGCGACGCTGATTTCGGTGGCGTCATGCAAAAGACTGTTGGTGATGCTGGTGTTTTGGATGAAGTAGGTGGCGATCGAGGTGGCGTTGCTGGCTGTGGAGCTGGTGCCGTTGAGGCCGGAGACGACGGCTCGGTTGACTACCTGGTCGGCTTGGAAGCTGACGCCGATGTTGTCGTATTTGATGGCTGTGCCTGTGTCGTTGAATGTGGCGACGGCGGGGTCAAGGGTGGCGCCGATCCTGTTGTCAAATGTGAGTTTGCCGTCGCGGGATACGAATAGGCGGCCGAATTCGGCGGTATCGTTGATTTGCGTCAAATACGCCAGGGCGTTTGTGCCTGCGGGTACGTCGTAGGCGGCGTCGTGGCCGAGATTGACCGTGCCTGTGGCGATGTTGCGGTTGGCTGCTCCGCTTGGATAGGCGATCTCGGGCAAGTTGAGAACGGTGTTTATTCGTGCGCCTGATAGTTCGGGGCTTGGGTTGAATGCGTTGAGGAATGTTTGGGAGAGCAAGTACATGTTGTCGGCGCAGTAGACGCTGACGGTGTTGGTGCCACCCAATGCGAACGAGTAGTCGTAGTCGACGATCTTGCCACGGAACAAGTATTGGGCGGTGTTTGTTTGGTCGTAGCGGATCAGATTGACCTGACGTAATGGGGCGAGGCCCGGCACGTTTGCGTTGTCGTTGTAATACGGTGACGTTTGATCGAACGGATTGAACACGCCGTTAGCCAGGGTGTCGTTGAGGGTGAACGTCATGGTGCCGGCGGTGAAGCTGTCGCCGCTGTCTTTTCGGCCTCGACGCACCGTGATGTTCATGGTTCCTGATGTGACGTCAGCGAATTGGGTCGTGCCATCCAAAACGTAGGCGCTATCTAAAACGCCTTTGGTTACGTCGTCAAGGGTGAAGCCGTCGACAAGAAAACCTGCGTCTATTTCTAATTTGTAGGTTCCGGATTGGACTATTGCGGCGGGCATCAGACGTACCCGCTTACCTCGATGCGCGCCGGGCCGGTTGCCCTGTTGTAGGCGCGGATGCTGTCAACGACCGCTTGGCCGATCTCGGCCGAGGTAGCAAGGCCGCCACTTACGTTGACCGTAATGTCGCCGCCCCCAAAATCAATTCCAGACCAGTAATCCGGACTAAATGCGGGGCCTGTTGGGGCCATCATGCCAGCGCTTACAGCTGTGCCCAAAGCTTCATCTGCGGCTGCGCCAATCGCTTTGATTTGTGGCAGCGTCAAATTTTCGTTTGCCAGCCGCGCCATGAAATCCTCAAGCACAGATTTGATGCCTGCGACCATCGCTTCGCCTTGAGCGACACCAGCGCCGTAAAATTCGTTTGCGGCGTCTTTGCCCAATTTGTCAGCGACATCCTGAAGAGCTTGTACTAGCTCGTTTGTTTGTCTGATGGCGTCTGCGCCGCCGTTTATCAGCTCGTCGGCGATAAAAGTGCCTGCCTCGACGCCTGCTTCAAGGACTTTGCGCAAAGCGGTTTCTGATAGGCCCATTTGGAGTAGGGTGGCAACGCGCTCGCCAAACAGTTTGGATCGGTTGGCCATGACGGTGAGGCCGCCAATGAAGGTGCCTTTGGCATCTACGGCTTCTTTTAGAGCATCGGTGAATGACAGGGTGCCGGTAACGGAGCTGCTGATGCTGTCACGGAAACCGTCATATGCCGATCGAGCTGAGTTTAGGCGGCTCTCTGCGTCTGACAGAGCTGTGGTTAGACGCTGTTCAATTTCGCTTCGGGTTTTGGTAATTTCCTCGGCCAACCGTTTTTGGGCGTCGGTCAATTCTTTGGTGGCTTTTCCGGTCTTTTTCGTGGTGTCGTCTAGGCCTAATAGTTCGCGCCGTTGAATGCCTGCGGCGTCGGCTACGCGCATCATCTGTTGTTGCGACATCCTTTGGTTTTTGTTGTATGCGCCAAAAGTTTCCTCATCCTTGAAAAAACCAAAAATTTTCTCAAACAGTCCGAGCGTGGACATCAATGGGTTGATCAGTTTTGTGACGTTTTCGACGAGGTTGCCAAATGCGCTAGTTGTGTTTTTGATTGGGTCTGGCAGGTCTGAAAACGCGGTTTCGGCGTCTAGTGTCAGGTCAACGAGGCGATTGACTTTTGGCAGCAGTTGCTGGCCAAGTTGTACCTGGTAGTTATCGATCAAGGCCGACAAGGTGCGCTGTTTGTTTGCAAGGCCGTCGGCGGTGCGCGCAAAGTCGCCTTGAGCATCGCTTGTTTGTTTGTAGATGGCGGCTTGTGCGGCAAGGATTTTTTGCTGTTGGGTAAGTGCGCCTGATCCTTTGTAGATGCCTAGGGTGGTTGCTTCGGCTTTGAGGGTGGCGTCGTCAAGCAGGACGCCAAAGCGGCGTAGGGGTTCTGCTTCGCCGCGTAAAGCTGCACCGATCGCTTGGACGGCTTCCTCGGGGGTGGTGTTGTTGAAGCTGGCAAGATCGGTGGCAAGAGTTGTGAAGTCGTTGCTAAAGGTGGCTAGGTCGGTGCCTGCTAGGCCTGCGGCTTTGCCGAACGTGCCAAATACGCCTGCGGCGTCGAGGACGGCTTGTTTGCTTTGTCCTAGTTGGCGGGCGGCTGTGGATGCAAAATTGGTGACTTCTTTTGCGCCTGATCCAAAGATGACGCCGACTTTGGACATGCTTTCCTGCATGTTGCTGGCGGCGGTGACGGCTGGCCCGATGACTTGGGTGAGGGTGCCAAAAGCAGCTGCGGCGGGCAGGATTGCTTTGTTGAGGACGTACCCGGCTTTTTGGACGTTGCTGTCAAGCTTGTTGAATTCGTATTGCGCTTGTTTGATGCCTTTGTCGGAAAATTCCGAGATGATGGGTATGCGGATTGCCATTAGTAGATCAACTTCCTGTTGAGGTCGTCAGCAACTTTGTCGATGGCTTGCACCATTTCGCGTGTGACGTCTTTGAGGTGATTGTCGGCGGCTGGCCACATAACGCGAGCGGGGGCGCCCCAGGCCAACGTTGAAAGGGATCTGCCGAGGCGGTTGTTGTTGCTGGCAAATTCAATGATGCTGGCGGCGGGATCTTTTTGGATGATCGTGATGACGCCATCACGGCGTCGGCCCGCGTCGATTTTCACGGTGACGCCTGATCGGGCGCGTCGAGCGTCCCAAGGCAGGAGATCTCGGCCGCGTTGACGCCAACGGTATTTCATGCCGCGCAATGGCAGCTGCGGGTAGTTGCCCTTGGCTTCGTTTGTGATGGGTGCGGCAATTTGTTTGGCGTCACGTGCGAACTGTTTGCGGGCTTCCGAATCTAGGGTGCGCAAATCTTTGAGCGTGTCCTTGATGCCGACGACTTCGATGTTGGCCATTAGCGTCGCCTCGCCTTGGCTTGCTGTTCTAGGACGTACATGACGGTGGTGACGTCGCGTAGATCAAACTCCACTTGGGGCGGCCAAAAGCCTGTCATAACTAAGACCTCGGCGAGGGATCTTCGCCAGGTGCCCCGGTGGTAGGGGTGTCGTCTACCAGTTCGTCGACGGTGGTTACGGTCATGTCGGGGTGTTGTGCGACCCATTCGCGCCAGGTGCCGGGCACTTTGTCGCCAGCAAGCTTGCAGAGCGTGTATGCCCAACAGCAGAGGTCGCTGAAGCCGATGCCTTTGCCGTCGGCGGTGCGTCGGTTTTCGCTTTTTTCCCATTCAACGATTGCCAGCATGTTTGTTGACATTTCGCGGGCGGGTTTGCCGTCGCGCAGGTCGATGCGCAGTTTGATTTGCATTAGTTGCCTTTCGTCGGGCAAGGCGCCGCCAACGCGGGCTTGCTTTTGTTGTTTTCAGCGCCTGCCCGGTGGGCTGGCGAGAGCATGGTTACGACGTCGCCTTTGCGAGCGTGCCACCGGTGAAGGTGAGGTCAATGGTGGAAAGCTCACCGAGCGATGCGTTGATCGGGGTGTGGCTTTCCAGGTAGGTGCCGGTAAGGGTGTACGACGGGTTTGTTGCCGATACTGCGCCTGATGCTGGCTTGAGGACGATCGTGGTGGTCGTGCCAACCAAGTTGTAGATCGATGCTTCCGTTTCCGATCCTGCGTAGGACTGGTACAGGGTGACGGTGACGCTGTTGTTCTGCAAACCGCCGGTGTAGCTGCGAGCAACCGAGCCGAATGCGGTGTTTTCAAGCGCTTCGGTGAGGTAGGTGATCGTGGCGGCGGTGCATTGGTCGGAAAGGTCAACCGAGTTGATCGTGACGCTTGGGTTGGACAGGTAGACGCTGGTTGGCATGTTGGTTACTCCTCGGTCTGGTCTTTCTTGACTTTAGACGACTTTGCTGGCTTGTCGGTGGATATCAGGCCGGACTCGATGAGCGCGTCGACGTTGATGCCGTCTTGTGGCTCATAGGGGTCGCCTGGGTTGCCGATGCGGGGGCTGACGATGACGTACATGGGTTTCTCCTATGCGGTTTGGGCTTGCATTGCAATTGTAAGGTCGTAGGCGGGCAGGATGCTGCCACCGATGTCAATGACGGTCGGGCTGCCGGTGGTGACGGCGACGTTTTTGGCGAGCAGTTGGGCGCACATGTTGAGTAGGGATCGTTGGGCGTCGAGGTTGGCGGGGCCGAGCGTCAGCACCTTGACCGGAAACGTCAGTTTGACGATGTTGTAATTGAAGCTGTCCCACGATGGGGCGTCAATGAATACGCATGGCGGGACGATGTTGCGGGGGTCGTTGACGACCTGTAGCCCGGTGATTGTTTGCAACGTGGCGGTGAGATCGTCGATGGCCTCGTTGAACAGGTCGGTGTATGCCGGTACGGGCATCAGGCCACCTGTGGGCGGTCAATACCGAGCAGCTGCTTGACCATCCCGGAGAGGCCGACGACCGGGGCTGTGGCCATGCCGTCAAATGATGCGTACTGGTCGATAGAGCCGCGCTGACGGTACAGGGCGCCGCCGTACATGATCGTGCCCAGTTTGACGTCGCCTGATGGCGCTGTGGTCAGGCTGTCGACGTATCCGGCCTCAACACGGCGGCGGTAGCAGAAAGCATTGGCGGCCAAGGCGCAAACGGTCAAAAATGCGGCGTCGCCTGCGGTTGCGGTGCCAATTCCTAGCCAGTCCTCAATGTCGGTGGCCGTGATCCAAGTGCAGGTTGGCGTAAATGTCAGGGTGCCGGTGGATGCGGTGCGCTCGACGTCGCTTGCGGTTTTGGCGTACAACACCTGGTTGGCGATCGGTACGTCGTAGTCGTACAGCAGGTCGCCTTCGGTATCGGTGCCGATGTACAGGTATTGCGGCAGCGCGTAGACCGTGTATGAGCCGTTGAACGTGGCGTCGACGCTGGCGACGGTAATTGCGCCGCCTACAGTCACCTCGGAGGGGGTGAGGAGCTGTAGGACGGCGTAATTGTCAACCAGGTATTTGTGGGTGACCGTGTAGGTAGCCATGGGCGGTTGCCCCGCCTCTGACTAGGCCTGGGTGATCTTGCGGATCATTCCCGAGATCGCGGCAAACGTCGAAACGTAGCCGTGGTACGAGAACGTGCGTCCGAGCGTCGACGGCAGCTCGACGGACATGAGGCCCTTCTGCTGTTCGTAGAACTCGTAGGCGTCGCCTGCGCCCTGACCGACGCGGGTGATGACCATGGTCTTGGCAGCGAAGTTGCTGTCGACGACGAGCTCGAGGCCGAGCGGGTTGCCGTTCCAGGTTGCGGCCGACAGGTTGCCGAGCGCGTTCTGGCCGGACAGACCGTTGGCGATGAATGGGAACACCGGGCGGCCGGTCGTGTCGGCAAGCTTGCCGAGTTGTGCCCAAACGTCAACCGACACGAACATGTGGGTTGGCATCCAGTTGCGGCCCGATGCAACGTCGTTGGCTGCGTCGTAGACGCTGGTGAGCAGGTCGGCAAGGGTGCCGTCCCAAACGCCTGACGAGTTTGCTGCGGCCAGCAGGTTGTCGGCGCACAGGTTGTCGGAGGCGATCATGTATTCGCCCATGAGGTCGTTGAGGATCTGCTGCATTGCGGCTGGCGACGTGAAATCGATGTCCTGCACCGACAGCGTGACCTGACCTGCGAGCGTGGTCTTGGTGACGCTGTTGGATGCGATCACCATGGTGGTTGCCGATGCTGCACCGAGTTCGTTTGCCTGGCTTGCGACGCTGGTGTGCGTCGTGATGGTTGGTCGCACGAACGTCTTGGATGCACCGCCGTCCGGGTAGGCGCGGGCACCGATCGCGTTGACCGCTGGGCGCAAGAACGCAATGTCTTGCACGAGCGGGCCGAGCACCGGAACGGGGAGCAAACCTGGCGTGTCGGTGGTGAGGACGTCGCCTGCGGCGGCCTGCAACGCGGTGCGCTGCGTCTTGGCGTACTCCGCGACAGCTGCGTTCATGTTCTTGAACGTGTCACCGCCGATGTGGTATGCAGCGAGGAATTCACCTGCCGAGGGCAGCTTGAATTCGCGCTTGGGCTGTGCGGGGATTGGTGCGGTCGGAATGACGGCCTCTGCGGCGGCCTCGACGACTGGTGCGTTTTCCATTGCTGGTGTCTCCTCTTGTGGGGTCTGTGTTTCAGTATTGCCGATTTTTTCGGGTTCTTGGTGGATACTTGCCTGTGCGGCGATGTCGGTGATCATGGCACCCGCAAACGCCGGGACGGGGACAAGCGACAGCTCGATCCAGTCGGCGGCTTTGACGACCATGACGTCGCCTTCCATTTTCCATTTGGTCGGATTGATGCCGACCGAAACGCTGTCCAATACGCCTTCTTTGGCGAGCGTCAGGGCTTCGTCGCCTGCGCTGGTTGCTGCGATCTTGGCGCTGAACAGCATGCCTTCGGCGGTGTCGACGCGCTCGGTGACGATGCCGACAGGCTGGGTGCTGTCGTGATACATGAACAATTTGGGGTTTTTGCCGTCGGTTGGCAAAGCGCCTGGTTCGATGCGGACACGCTGGCCGTCGGTGACGGTCGCTTCGACGTTGTACGGGGCGGCGATGCCCGAAATGGTGCGCTTGTTGTCGCCCTTGCCGGCCTCGACCCAGACTTGGGCTTGGAGCTTGACGGGCTTGGCGGCGATCAACGGGACGGCGATCAGGGCTTCTTCGGCGTCCTCGAGTTCGACGAGTTCGCCGCCTGGTTCGATGCCTTCGCTTTGTGACACGGCAATCATCTGATCGATCGCGTCCTGCTTCATGAGGTGGCACCCGACGACGGTCATGTCGCTAGTGACGACTGCCCATCCGGCACATTCTTCGCTTTCGGAGGTGATGTAGTACGGCATTATCGGTTCGCAATCTGTTGTTGGGTGTTTTCTTGTGGCTGGTTGGATTGATCGGCGACATAGTTTTCGGCAAGGTAGTCCTCGGCATCAAATTCGACGTAGGTGCCTCGTGGTAGCACGTTGTCCATAGAAAGGGTGGCGGCGATCGCTTCGGCGTAGAGCTTGACGCCAAAGATGTACAGGTCGGCGCGGGCCTGCTGCGATGACTGGTACGAATACGAGCCCGTGCTGACGCCGACGAGATATGGCGGGACGTTTGCAAGGCGGGCGGCCTCAAGCGCCGAATAGTTGGCGCTTTCGATCAGCAGCATTTTGTCCGGGGTCGTGGTGGTCGGCTGATAATCGAGGTATTGGTTGAGCGCGGCAGTTTGATTGGTGGCGCGAGCTGCGTTGAATTGTGCAGCAATGTCGGTGAGCTCTTGCGCTGAAAGCGGCTCGCCGTCGGTTTGCTTGAGGACGCCAGCCGGGATGCTGGACGATGCGTTGCGGTTGCGGGCTGCCTCAATCTTGAGCGCGGTCTCGATCGCGCCTGGCGCCGAATAGACCAAGCCTTGTGTTGGCGACAAAAATTGGACGAGGTTGGCGGGGTCAATTTCGCCGCCTTGGAAGTAAACCTGGTTGGATGGCGCAAACCACACCGGCCCGGCCTGATCGGTCGTTTGGATGGAGCCCGCTGGTAGCCGCGTGAAGCTGGCCGGGTAGCCGTCGGCGGTGCGTGACGTGATGTACCAAAATGCGCGACCGTAAAAGAACAGGTCGTCAAATGTCCAGGCCATCAAAAAGTTGTAGGGCACGGTGGGGTCGGGTCGACGTAGCCATGATCGCGGATCGAGGTAGACCTTTTCTGCGCGACCATCCATGAAGCGTTCGTTGTACATGCGTAGTGGCATGCAACCGATGACGGATGCCATCAAATCACGTGCACGATTGATCGCTGGCACAGAGACGGCGCGGTTGCGGGCTTCGCCTTCGATGTACGTGTAGTACTGGCCGATCATGTTGACGCCCGTGTTTTGCGACGAATAGCCGGGGGCGAAACCGACGGCGGCTTGGACGTCTGGGGTGTTGGAGATCGCGGCGATCTTTTTGCCGAATAATGCCATGCCTACATAGTGCCATGTGGCGTCGTGGTTTGTGTGCACCCGCCCCGGACACTTTCCCGACGAAAGACAGGACGGGTGCGTAGCGATGTTACACGGTGACGATCATGGGGCGCCCTGTTTGTGCGGGGCGGGCGACCATGCCGGCGGCCCATACCATGCAGCGGGCTAACTCGATCGGGCCGGGCGATCGTTGCGATGAGAGCACCAATGTGTTTTGGGTTTTGACGGCGACGGCACGTTGCACATGTTCGGCCAGCATCGTTTCGCCCGTGTGCAGCAGGCGGCCTTGGTTGATGAGGTCGCGCACGACGGGGGTGAGTTTGCCAAGTTCGGCGTAGCCGACGACGACGCGTCGACGCTCCAAGTTTGGTGGGCACAGGGCGTCGATTGTGGGGGACATGGCGAAACGCACAGCGGGATCTGCGGCGGCTTCGGCTAGTCGGTCGTACAGCTCGCCGATCGTGTCGACGACGAAGGCGATGGTGGTGACGGTGCGACCGTCGGGCAGGTTGACGGCGCGCACAGCTGCGTATCGGCTTTCGTCCAGGCTGGCTTCGACAGCGAGGATGCCGCCCATCGGGATCGGGCCTTTGTGCTCCAGCTCGGGCCAGCGCCCGGGTGCGATCCAGCCTCGAGCGACCGTCACCCACAGGTTGAGTGATGCTCGGAGGAACGATGCCCGGTCGGGGTTTTCGCTTTCTTGACGCAGCGTGTCGATCGTCAGGGTGTGGCCGATGGCGGGGTTGCCCCAATACCAGGCGGCCTCGTTCAGCGGATCAATGTGCGGTGGCGGTGACCATTCAGCCATGTAATTGACGGTCGGTTTGCCGGTGTCAATTGCACGTAGCCCGTGTTCACGCCAGCGTTGGAACAGGGTGCTGGCTTCGGTGCCGGCGGTGGACATGAACAAAGCAAACGGATTTTTGCGGGCACGTTGTGCCGGCATCAAGCCGCCCTCGACGACCTCGGCATCCACGTCAAACAGCTCGTCAACGATCAGCAAGTCAATTGACATACCGTGACCGGCATTGTGCTTGGCGGCTTTGATCCACCATTTAGTGCCGTCAGGCATGGTCACGGTGTTGCGACCGTACGACCGGGAGACCGTCGCCCCGTACTTGTTTTCAAGGATGTCGGCCAGGTCGTCAAATACCATCACAGCCAGGTCAAGGCGGTGCGCCACGCTAACGATCGTCTGCCGTTCGCCGCGGATCTTAGGCATCTCCAACAGCCAAAACAAGATCACCGATTTGAGAATGATTGACTTGCCGTTCTGACGGGCCACCGACCCCAACGCCGAACGATGCACCAGCATGTCGTTGTTATCAAACGTCAACGCCCGGTCAAGGAAGTGCACCTGCCAGGGCATGAGCTCAATGCCGAGGGCGTCCAGGCATATGTCCCCCACAAGCGGCCCAAACGATCCGACCCCATCCGGGCTCATCGTTTCCAGTCGAGGCCGGTCGTGGCTGGTTGCCGCTGGTTCAGGCTGATCCTGACTGGTTTGGGGATATTCGAGAT